TCACGAAAACGTAACCACACTGCCAATAGCCAGAGAAATATAATTTTTTTCGCGATTTTTCAGAACGGACACAACGTGAAACAACGAGACACCACGACGAACAACGGCGAACAATCTGGAACAAACTTGATTATCATCTGACCGACACCCTAAAAAGTTGATTTTCAGTCGTTTTACTGGCTTTTTGTACATTGGCGAATCACTCTTAAAAACATGTAAAAAAGGCGTAAAAACAGAATTTTACGCTACTGCATCACAATGAATTAAAAGAGTTTTTATTCTCATTACCCCACTTCTGTAAAACGACCGCCACCAGTGTTTGCCATTCCATAAACACCCTGACACAATCCGACCTAACCCAACCCAATAATCCACCCAATGACTCTTTAAGAAACAACAAAGGGGGAATTGTGTTAAGCACAGATCGCTTTATACGTGAAAAAGAATGTCAGCAACTTACAGGCCTGAGCCGTTCATGCCGCTACCGCCTGGAAAAAGCCGGACAATTCCCATCACGGCGTAAACTCGGTGGTCGTTCCGTTGGCTGGTCTTTATCCGAAGTTCTGGCATGGAAGGACAGCCGCGAGGCAGTTCACTAATCAGGCTGGCGGCACACAGCCGCCTCCCATCCACTAATACAGAGATTTAACCATGAATACTGGATATACGCCTGTACAGGGGCGGGGCTTCGTTCGGCCTGAAAAACAGAATCTGCAAAATTTCGCTGAAATTATTCCGGTTATTTCCGGCGTTATTGGTGGGCGTGAAACCACTATTGTTAGCGCCAGAGCGTTACATAAGGCGTTAGGTGTAGGGCGCGTTTTCCGTTCGTGGATCAAGGGGCGCATTGAAGAATACGGGTTCACGGAAGGCGTGGATTATGAGGTTGTTGAATATTTGAGCCGACCCGATCCGGTGAGCGCAAAATCTCGCCAGCAAACCGCTCTTGAGTACATCATCACAGTGAACATGGCGAAAGAACTGGCGATGGTCGAACGTACCGAACAGGGCCGCGCCGTTCGCCAGTACTTTATCAAATGCGAGGAGGAGCTACACAAGGTTGCGCCTGTTCGTTCCGCAGCGTTACGCCGGGAACTGAAAGCCCGTATCACAGTTGCCAGCTACTTTAAGCCAATGTGTGCCGCGCTGGAGGCGTACCGGGCTGAACTGGGTAAAAACACACTCCAGCACCACTACACCACGGAAGCGAACATGCTGGCGCGTATCGTGCTGGGTGGCATGACTGCAAAACAGTGGGCACTGGCGAACGGCATTACAGGCGAACCACGCGACCACATGAGCACGTTGCAGCTTGAGCACCTTTCTTACCTTGAGCAGAGCAATATCACGCTGATTGAGTTAGGCCAGGACTACCACCAGCGGAAGGCTGAATTAATTCGTCTTTCGCAGCGTTGGTTAGCCCGTCGCATGGAGGAAAACAGCCATGTGTAACGCTCTGACCGTTACAAAAAGAGAAAGCGCCCCGTTGCCGGAGCGCCTTTGTGAACGAATTACCTACAGCACCGCGATGTTTGCTATGTGGGTGAATTTTAGCGACAAGTTCGTTCAATGTGAAGGCGCTGATCACCGTCGCCACAGCACGCCAGAAATGCAGAATATTTTGCTGCAAAATATCGTTGGCCACGCTGTCCGGAAAGCAAAAAATTTTGCTGGTGGCGCGACTGATGCGATTTTGTCAGGTCGCCAGGTGCTGATCAATCTGATGTCTGATTTCGTTCTGGATAAAACAAAGGCGACCGCAGAGAGCCGCCAGTGGAAAAGCTACATACTTGAACGCATCACCAACAATGCCACATTTGCGGCTGGTGGGCAATGTGATCAGTCAGATTTGGTTCGTTCCAAGGTTTGCAACGAGAGCTTTTTCCTGTGCTCTTTAAGGAATTTCTCAAGAGCAAACGAACAAGGTGCGAATCTTTCTGATTCATGTTCATGCGCTATATTTTTGCGTCGTTTCTTACGAGTTGGTGATGGTGTTTTGGTTGATTCTGTGTCGCTCATGGTGCTGTCCTGTAAAGCAATGCGCCTGCGTTCCTCAAACTATGGCGCTGATAGTGGCTATTCCTGCTCTTTGACCTTGCGTCGCTGGAGTTCTTCACGCGCGACGGTGACGAGTTGCCCGATCTCCTCGGCTGCTTTGACTCCGATTTTTTCCACCTGCGCCAGTGCATCGAGCGAAGAAACCAGGGGATTTTCTCCTCTTCCTTCTGCCTGGCGCCGGGCGATCTCCCCGCGCATGGCGGTTACTATGAATCCGGCGTTGCTTTCGCCGTCCAGTTTTACGGATTCCATGCCTTCAATAACATCATGCGGGATCCGAGCTGTCAGTGATTGTGATTTTGCGTTTTTTGAACCTGTAGCCATCTGTAATCCTCTCAATGAAAGTGTAAGACAATATACACATAAAAAGTCTTACATAAAAGCATTGACATGTAAGCCACCCACAAATAAAGTTACTTACACCTTGTTAATGCAAGGTGCAGAAACGACGAAACCCGGCAGTGCGCGAACACTAACCGGGCTTCTAACCACCAACGATAGAGAGCTTATCGAGGTAGCTATGTTAAATCATACCACACACCCGCAAGGGCGGGACTCGCACAACCTGAATAAATACATCTGGCGTTTTATCGCCCTGAGTACGGCACAACCGCGCGTAATTCACATCGAGGCCACCAGCGAACAGGAAGCGCGTCAGCAATCTCCTGATGGCTGCGTGATGGTATTCGCTGCCCGTATTCGCCAGGAGGTGCACCATGCATAACCTGTCAATTTCTGACCTTAACAGCATTCAGTTTGACGAGAAATTTACCGGGCAGCTACTGGTCCATGTGGAGAACGGGCGCATAGTGCGTAATTACAACCTGCCGGATGGTGCAATTGCCGGAAGCGTTGAAGCATTGCTGGAACTGGCAGAACGTGCGCGACTGATTAAGCCGTTAACGAGCCATCACGATGATGATCTGCATTTTACCGGACGCATGGTGAGTCACTACGAAAACGGTGTCGAGGTATCCCGCGAACGTCTGCGTGATGATTGCTGTTTCGGCACACTGCCGGAATTTATCGAATTGCTGACCGATTGCGGTTATCAGGTAATTCAGAGCAAGACGCAGGAGTAAAAAACCATGAAAAAGAAAAATTCTGGCTTTACTGCCAGCGGCCCCGCTCGGCCTGAAATCAGACACGGCGATATTTACCGCGACACCAGACGCGGGGGACGAGTGGTTATTCGTCACGTTACGCCAGGCAATATCACCTACCGCCGCGAGGCTTACGAATATGACTGCGTAATGCCGCGCCGTCAGTTTGAGCGTGATTTTATTCTGGTGGAAAACAAACAACAGGCGGTGGCGAGACGTGCAGCCACGAATATTAAAAAAATCCGGGCAATGTTGGTTGCGGGAGGTAAGAAGTGAAAAACGCACCGAATTTGAAATATCAGCCGAAGGATAAATTCACTGAGGTTATCATTTTTGCCGGGACGGATGCTTACGCCCATGCCCAACACTGGATTGAAAGCGAAGGACGAAAACATGGCGATAACGTGCCACCCGTTTATCTGGGGCCAAAGCAACTGGCAGACCTGGCGAATATCCGCATTGTCGACGATGAACGCCGCTTTGCGCGTGTTTATATCGCGGGGGAGATAGAGCCAATCCAGATCAACGCTATCGCTGAAAAACTGGCGCTGGCTGGCGTACAGGAGGCGAAATTATACAAAGGCATCACCGACCGGGAGCCGGAGAACTGGCGCGATTACCTGCAACGGTTACGCGAACAGGCTGAGCGCGGAGAAATTCTGTCAGGAAGGACCGAGAAAAAACACAAAATATCTCTTTCCAGAATGGCGGACAGCCAAAGGGCAAAACTTTTAGCTGAACGATTTCAGGATGTAGCAATGAATCAGGAGAGTGAGGTTGTCCACGTCTGGCGCGATGATTTTTGGGTTCCGGTAAGCACACTGGATCTTAGTCGTGAAATGGTGGCTATTTACGAAGAAAACGGAACAGCGTTTAGCCGGAGAGCAATAAGCAATGCAGTGGATGCTTTAAAAGTTATGGCCAGGCCAATGGGGGAGCCGTCAGGTGATTTATTGCCGTTCGCTAATGGCGTGTTTGACCTGAAAACTGGCGAATTTTCCCCGCACTCGCTGGATAACTGGATCACCACGCATAACGGCATTGAGTACACGCCACCAGCACCAGGGGAGAACATCCGCGACAACGCGCCAAACTTTCATAAATGGCTTGATCACGCTGCAGGAAAAGACCCGCGAAAGATGATGCGTATATGCGCTGCGCTGTACATGATTATGGCTAACCGGTACGACTGGCAAATGTTTATTGAGGCCACAGGAGACGGCGGGAGCGGCAAGAGCACATTTACGCACATAGCCACCCTTCTGGCAGGGAAACAGAACACGGTAAGCGCCGAAATGACATCGCTTGATGATGCTGGCGGGCGTGCACAGGTTGTCGGAAGTCGTCTTATTGTCCTGACAGACCAGCCGAAATATACAGGCGAAGGATCGGGAATCAAGAAAATAACTGGCGGCGACCCCGTGGAAATTAACCCGAAATATGAGAAGCGTTTCACAGCAATTATCAGGGCTGTCGTGCTGGCAACAAACAACGTGCCGATGATATTCACCGAACGGGCCGGAGGCGTTGCACGTCGACGTGTAATTTTTCAGTTCGATAATATTGTAAGGGAGGCCGAAAAGGATAAAGAATTACCGCAAAAGATAGCGGCAGAAATACCTGTCATTATTCGTCGACTGCTTACTAACTTTTCAGATCCAGAAAAAGCACGAGAATTATTGCTTGATCAGCGTGACGGTGCCGAAGCTCTGAAAATAAAACAGGAAACTGATCCTGTCATTGGGTTATGTGCGGCGCTTGCATTTCTTGACGAACCGCATGGAATGATGATGGGAGGCGGTAAGAGAACAGTTGACCTTAACCCACGTACAAGTCTGTACAGGCTTTATCTTGCCTTTATGGAGTACATAGGCAAAGAAGAAAAATTAAGTGTTAATGATTTTGGTAAGGCCATGAAGGCGGCTGCAAGAGAATATGGAGCTGAATATCTGACCAGAGGTTTTAAAGGACGAACACAAACTAACGTTATAAGAACGGAGAGAACCGAGGAATTTTTATAAGAGTAATGCCTGCAACAGGTAGACGGGTAGATATTGGGTAGATGCTAGTTTTATGGATGCCTACCCGCTGAATCCCTTGCGCCACAAGGGATTCAGCGAAATAGGTAGATAGGGTAGACAATATCTCGCTTAAAAACTTTTTTACGCAGCGAAAGGAAAATACAGGTTAGAGAATGGAGAGTTAAAAGAAAGTCACTTTTACTATCTACCCTATCTACCTAATAGATAAAAGTTGTTTTTTATCATTGTGTTAAGTGGGTAGATAACCGTTTCTTTGTTGTCTACCTGTTATCTACCTTGTCTACCCATAAGATGAAAGTACCGGATACGCCGTGAAGGTGCAGGCAGTGAAGCCCTGGTTATCGCATGTACCAAGATGAAGGATGCGGAGGAACTGAAAGAAATGGCTTGCGATTTGCGCGAGGTTGAGCTTTTCAAGGATGAAGGCGGGGAGTTAATCACGTCGTTGGTGCTGGAGGATAAGCCCCGCCCACCCGTTGAACTGGAGCGCATCGAGTACGCTGCTAACAAGACAGAGAATCACGACGCGCTATGGGGCTGTATCCGTTCACGCACACAGCGCGGCGATAAATGCACTATCCCGTTGTTGCGCGATGACATGAAAAAGCTGGGGTATGAGATGAAACACTTCCGGCGCTGGCTGTACAAGCTGGAAAGCGACGGCGTAATCGCTATTGACGGTGATTATGTGCGCCCACTGTAAAAAGTGAGGAGCAAAAGTGAGGATGGCGGGTAATTTAACAAAAAATCAACGCCACTCCTCACTTTCTCACCTGTATATAGGTCAAAAAGTGAGGAGTTAAAAACACATTGCAAAACAACAGATTACAACAATAAAGAAAACGACTGAGGAGCAGAACAAGAATAATAAAAAGTGAGGAACAAAAGTGAGGAATGGTGAGTTAATAGAAATGAGGTAATAAAAATAACAGGTAGGTTAAAAAACACACCATGCAAGATATTAACTAAAACTTAACTATTTACCTCACTTTTGCGTATATATAAGGATTAAAAAGTGAGTACTTAAAAATACATTTAAAATCATATTGTTATTAACTTCATAAATTTTCACTGTGCAGCAGGTGAGGAATTAAAAAATCAGGAATGTTAAAAATGAAAACAGAATGTTGTGTCAGTGCCGTTGGGCAACGTAGCAACCAGTAAAAACGATGGGGCAAAGCATGACTAAGCTGACCATTAACAGAAAACCGAAAGGCATTTACGGCACGCCGCAGAAAACGACGCAGGCGGCGCAGGAGCAGGATAAAACCACATCGGCGCATAAAGTGATGCCCGGTAACCAGAAAGCGCAGCAGAAGCCCACAGGGGCGACACCGTGGCGGCATATGACCAAACGCCAGCGCAAAAACCGCAGGCGCGTTAACCGCCTCACTGAGTTGTGGCCTGAATTATTCAGCCGGGAAGCACCGAAGCCGCTTAAGGTGGGGATATTCGACGACCTGATGCAGGATCTCGCCGTCAGGGGGCTGGCATTCGGTCCAGGGGCATTGCGTGCGACGCTGGCATCTTATGCGCAGTGTCCGCGCTATTACCGCGCCTTAATGGCTGGTGGGGTACGCTACGACCTGAAAGGCCAGCCGTGCGGCGAGGTGACACCACAGGAACAACAGGACGCAGAAACGCGGCTGGTGGCGCTGAATGAGAAGCGCAAACGTCAGCGCCGGGCAGCAAAGGAGAAAACAGGCGCATGATTCACGACAGCAAAGCGGAAGCACTGGAAGCGCGTGGTCTGTACCGGAGAGCGGCGGCGCGGTGGGCTGAGGTCATCATGCTGGCGAATGATGACAAGGCACGGGAACAGGCGGCAAAACGTCGCGCGGAATGTATCCGCAAGGCAGCACGCCCACCAGCAAGGCAGGATAATTTCGGGGAAATGCGCGAAACCATCAGCCGGGCACATGCCGGGATGGGATTACATCAGCCCAATGGTAAGGCATTCAGGAAATACCCTGGATCGAAAAATTGCAGTCAGTGACGGAGGCCGGGATTTTTCCCGGCTTTTTTGTGCCAGTAAAAAACCCGCAGCCAGAAGTGTTGCGGGCTTTGTTTTTCAGGTGATTGAAGTCAATGGGAAGAACGCGATCATCATGCGTTATTGTTTCATAAATTGCAATGATGTAGATCGTTATTTCAGTTTGTGCAATCATAATCATTGTTTTGTTCAGGAGATATGACTATGAGAAAAGCCAGCGTGAAACCCGTTTTACTCGCTCGTGATCAGATTGAAGCATTACAGCGCATCCAGGACGAGGAACGCCGCAATTCTCCGCTGGGGATTGCTCCGAGCATTCATGAGGTCGCCCGGCGTTTAATGCAGCGGGCGCTTTATCCCGTAGAACGTCCGGCCTGATGGTCGTGATTTTTTGGTGAAAAAAGAGAGGTGGTAAAAATGCCAGCAAGCAAAGAAGATTTGCGATTAAAACTGATGGAGGTGGTTAACGCTCTGTCAGAGTCGCAGGGCAGCACTCCGCAGGAGATTATCGAAATTCTGAATGCGATCCCCGCACAGGATTTCACAAAAGCGGACGAGGATGACGCGAATAAAAACATCGTCGCGTCAGTCGAAGATGAATCCTCACTGGCAGAAGCCCAGGCTAAAGCGGATTCCGCATACAGCAATATGGGCCGTCGCGCTCCAGCCCCGTTTGCTGGTGAAAAGTCGATGGATTACCGCAAGCGTGCATTAATTGGTGCACAGAAGCTGGCTAAAAAATTCAGTGATGTGGATATTCGTTCCGTTTCAGATTCTGCAACGCTGGCGGTGCTGGAAGATCAGATTTACCAGGCTGCAAAAGACAGTGTTCAGTGGGCTGTGGAAAATACGCCGGGCTATTTGCGTAAAACCGTAAGAATGGATGAAGCCGGACGGCGGATTACTGAATATCAGGGGGATCCGAATAACTGGCTTAGTGCTTTCAAAATCCCTCCCCGTCGCCTGGTTAAAATTAACGTTGCAAGCCTCGCGGGGGCATGAAAAACGTGCTGATTTCAGCCCTGCCGGATTTGGTGGGGCTTATTGCTTATAACCGGGGGACATTATGCTTTTAACAGAAATTGAGGCGGCAAAGCAGATTCGGGACGGTCAGCTACCGTCGCCTTATCAGTTTTCCAACATGTGGCTGATTAACCTGCGTATCACAGGAACCGGAATGGCCTATCGCGCCGAAGAAAAAGAATTTGTCTGGCGTTCACCGCAAACTTATCTCAATCCGCAGTTCCTGGAACGTTGCGCCGGAGTACCCGTCATTATCGACCATCCCGAAAGCAAAACCCTTGAAGACGTGGGCGAACGGTCGCGCATTATTGGCACCGTCATGTTGCCGTATATTCGCGGTGACGAGGTGTGGGGCGTATGCCGGATTTACGGGCAGGAAATCATCGATTACATCCAGAAAGCACGGGGGGAGGTATCCACCAGCCCGTCGGTTGTGTTTTGTGGTGCGTCCGGTGGGGCAGAAGTTCCTGATGTAATGGGCGAGGACAATTTTTTCATTGAGGGTACGCCATTTCTTATCGATCACGTTGCGCTCGTACCGTTGGGCGTATGGGATAAGGGCGGGAAACCATCAGGTGTGGAAGTAACAACGCCGACAGAAGAAGAACAGCTCGCCGGAATGGTCCGTGAAGTTATTGATGCGGCCTGCAAGCCAGCTCTGGAAAAACTGGAAGAAATATCCGGGCGCTGGCTATGAATCGTGGGATTGTCCCTGCAGCAGGAAACAATGATCAGAACGTTAAGTTGGAAATTGTTCGGAACGCTGGTGCCGATTACTTCGCGCAACTAATTGGTGCTCAACGGTTCCTGGGATGATTTAAATACACGCGCTTTCCGGCGCATTAATACAGTCTGAGGGGAAGTGTCATGTTTATGAGCAAGGCAGAATATGCCAAACACAAAGGCGTAAGCCGCCAGACAGTTTACGACTGGATCGAGAAAGGCGAAGTGGTCATGTCCGGTAAAAAAATCGATGTGGAAGCGACAGAGCAGCGGAACAGCCCACCAGCACAGGGAAAAGATACCGTTTCTGAAATGTGGCCAGAGAGAACGCTGGAAATGACGTGGGGCGAGTTCTGGAAAGCAGTTAAGGCCAGAGACGGTAAAATCCCTGCACCAGTAACGGACGATGACATACAGCAGCGTGTGCAGGATGCAGCCGGGGAACTATGCTGTGAAGTGCAATTTCTTGATGATGGTGCTATCTGCCTTGAGGATTATGCTGGGCAATATTACTTTGAGCAGTATGATTTTCGGGAAAATGCCAGGCTGGCAATTCGTATGCTGCGTTGTGAGCTCTGCTATGTTGCAGGTGATTGTCCCGATGAGCTGGATAACTGGAGTGAAGCCGGACTAAACGCCCTGGCTGAGTGGGAAAAATCATCCCATTAATGACCGTAAAATTCGCGAAAAGTGTCAAGTCAGGCCGTCTGCCGGGTTGACACTTTACACTCTGAACGCGAAAAAGTGTCAACCTCGCTGTAAACCCCGCCGTTACTGGCTTTGCGCCAGATTTACCACGTCAAAAAGCCGAAAAAATCGCGAAAAGTGTCAAGTTGCCATGCTTAGAAATGCTAAGGTTTGATAAGGTTTTTCGCGAAAAAGTGTCAAGTGTGTCAACCTGCGATGTTAAGATTTGTTAAGGTCTTAAGCCGGAAAGTGTCAACCAGCCCCTAAGATTTCCTAAGGTGTAAATCATGACCATCACCGAAGCCGATATGCTGGAGATGATCCGCAGCATTGCCGGAATCAAACAACCTGCAAGCAAAATTAACAGGTGTTCAGCGCCTGTTTCCGTTGTGCTGCAACAGGAACGCCACCAGCAGGATGATGTGAGGCCGTATCAGTGGAAGAAACCGGACAGGCCGCGACGGTGA